AGTATCGACAGTGATACTGATTAACTGGAAATCACCACTTCGAAGAATTTCGCTATCAAATTCTCCATCTTGGAACAAAGGTCCTGGTAGCATAATCTTGTCCTCCTATCTTTATTTTTAATTAAAATCAATTTCTGATTCAGTTATTTCTGTTCTTCTTACTAACAATGCCCTTACAAGACTTTCAGTCTTGTCATAAATTTGAAGTCCAGTATCAACTAACTTTATTCTTTGACACTTATCCAATTGGGCAGTTGTTAACGCAAGAGTTCCTTTATTATTGTAAAAAACTTTTTCTGTAAAAATATTACAAGCAATATACGCAGGAACAACTCTATGTGCTTCTGTAACTGTCCTTCTGCGCTCACCACCTAAAATGTAAGTATAAATCGTCCTCTCTTCCCTAGCAAGCACAACAACATCTTTCATAAATTGTGTTGGTGTTCCATTAATATATCCATCAGCAGTACTTAATGGAATATATCTATTAGAATAATCAGATGATTTTACCAACAACAACCCTTTTCTTAAAATTGTTGTGTCTTCAGCATTGGTGTCGTCAGTTGATGAAGCATCTATGGTGACAGAAACTATCTGATAGGTTCCATCAAGTAAGATATCATCATCGTAATACTTAGACTGTTCACCAAAACCACTTGCTGGAAAAAAAGGCATTTTTTACTTTCCCTTTGTCTCAACTATCTTAAGACCCTTTTTTCGCATTGATTTACGAATGGCATCGTTTTCCAAATTTGTCTGCTCAACTTCAGACAATTGAACACCATTATCACTCGTAGAATTTTCACTATAATTCGCTCTTTGGGTCTTCGGAACAGCTTCGAGAATTCTCAACACCGCATCCTTGATACTTAATTCAATATCAATAGTTTTCTTATCATCACCTTCCCCAACCGTCTCAGTAAATTTAATTACTTTTGAACCAGTTGAATCACTAAGCATAATCTGCTTTGCCACGCCAACCATAGAAGGATGATGATGATCATCGGTTAAAAGTTTTTCACAAATCATTTCTACTTCAAGTTTGCGATTCTTATCCGCTGTCTTAACATGTGTTTCTTGAAGGTTCTTATTTTCACCCTTAATACTATCGAGCTCATTTTTCAATATCTTCATCTCTTCTTTCTGTTGTAAAATAAAATCAGAAAACTTTTTATCATCGGATGAACCTTCCAGTTCTTTTACTCTTCCCTCAAGCTCTTCATTCTTTGTCTCTAGTTCTACATTTTTGGCTTGAGATTCTTCCAGTGTTGCATCTTCTTTCTTCGTCACTGGATCTCGTTTTATCTTTTTATCCTTTAGTTTCATATTTAACTCCTCCTTAGCTTGTAATCTATAAATGGAAGTGTTTTTATCCCCTTTCATAGAAAATTCTATTTTCTTTAGTTTAGAAATAAATGGCCTATTGGTTAGAGCACCGCCAAGAATAGTAGGACCAAATTTCTCATCAGATTCAGAATCTTCATAATCATCACTATATTCTATACTGAAATATCCATACTTTTTCTTGTCAATGCTATCCTTTCCCTCACCAGTTAGTTCTGTTGTACCAATTAAAACACCTTCCTCAATTTTTAACTCTTTAAGCCACGCAGAAGCAGCTTCAGCCTTATGGTTCCAATCAAAGCTAACTTCACGACCAATAACATCCTCATAAAAATTATCCACCATTGTACTTAGCATTTCTTCAGTAATATCAAGATCACCATAAACTCTATGATTGAACTTGCCAACTCTTAACATCTCTATATCGATAATGGTGTTATCGGATTTAGCAATCTCATCCTTATCCAAGGAAACAGTACTGAAGAATTTGCCATCCTCTATAGCAACCTCTATAAATTTCTTTTTCTTCTTCATAAGTTTCTCCTTCTAAATTAATTTACCAACAACCGAATCAACAGCTTCCTTTTTCGCTTTACAATGTTTATCAATTAAACTCTTTGCTTTTATAGCAATGCTTGGCCTTTTTGGTGCGCCACGAGCTCCCCTTGCTGCACCATAAGCCGCTTTAAGACCACCACAACTAATTGTTCCATCAAAATTCTTATATGGATATTTTTTACCTTTAGGATCAAGAAAATGATTAGCAGGAACCTTTTTTCTTGCAGTAGGGGCAGTCCATAAATTAATAGCATCATACTTTTCGAGAATAATTCTGTAATCCGCTTCTTCTAAATCAAACATACTCTGATCTGGCGGAGGATCATAACCACTACTAGCAATTTTAAGATCATCTGGTAAGAGATCATCCAAATCACTCTCCCATTCATCATAGTAATGCCCACTACCTTTATTTATCAAAACCCTAACGACAGCAGTATGGATATCTACTAAACTCTGTTCGGTATATCCTTTCATGCCATCACCGCCAACCAATAATGAAATGGCTTTACGCATCTTATAAAGATAATGAATGTCTCTGTGATCTTTACTCGTAGCAGCAATTACTATTGGAATGCTTACTATACTTTCACCAGATTCATTTACTTGAAACTTCGTGAATTTAAAATCATCCATAACCATCCCCTATTCAAATAATTTAATAGGCATACTGAATTAACACTTGTTTTTCATTAAAAGCACTAGTTTCATATGTGAGAGTTTCATCAGATATAGACCAATCTGTATCTTCTACAGTTGAAACTAGAGTGTTATCAGTTCCCGCAGCAGTAGCTATTGTAACTAATGAAAATACTCCATCAACTAATGGAGTCTCAGCAAGAGTCTTAGTAGCACCACTACTGTCTCCAGCAAATGCTTCTGTTTTTATTCGAAAGGGACCTGAGACTAAAGGCGCAGCATCCGAAGTGAGCAATCCCATTTCCCTTAGATCTCTTAAGAGAGGATAATTTACACTCGTGTTTATAGACATACTATTTACCTCCTAATATGTGAAATTTATTTTAGTTTTTTTTCGAATCCCAAACATTTCCCATTTGCATCCAAATGAGCATCCATCCCCCGACATATATAAATGCCATATTGTTCAATTTTCTTATTCCACCTGCAATCATTATTATCACAAGTAAGAGAAACCTTTCCAAGCTTACAAGATCCGCCTTCCATCCATTGAACACATTGTTTGGCCTGACAAATCCATTTACCATCAACTTTTTCCCATGTGCAACCTACATTTTCTTTTATCTGTTCGTTAGCCATTTCATCAACCTTCCTTGATTTTTCTTAACAAATACACCGAAATAAAATGTTTGTGAGTCCCCTCTTCATCTTCCTCTATGCCAGACTCAGTTGCATAATCATCCACCACTTCAAGCCCACTATCGCTAAAGATTTCTGTAATTCCTTCCATTTCTTCATTAGCAACCATTCGTACATCTCCATCATTATCTGTATATTCTGTTTTACTATATAAAAACACTAAAGCAATACCACCTTCCTTAAGAACTCTGGAAGCTTCACCAAAACTCTTATTCATGCTTGTGGAATGCAATACTGAAATAGAATATACTAAATCAAATTGCTCATCATCAAAATCCAAATTCTCTGCATCACCAACTAAATATTCAACATTTTCATGAGAATTATCTTTCTCAGCTCTTTTCACTGCAATTGGGGATATATCTATGGAAGTAACTTTATATCCCTGTTCACCAAAATAACTACTATCCCTTCCATTGCCACATCCAATTTCCAATATATTCCCTTTAGTCTTATTAACCTTTTCATTAGCCACAAGTAATTCTGCAAAGCTAGAATGTTTATCAGAATCAGCCCAATGAGTATCTCCTGATCGATATGCTTTTAACCAATCCTCTTTAGTCATATCTTCAAAACCAATACTGCCAGAACTTTTTCGTTTTTTAACAGGAATTCTCTTAATACTCTGTTTTTTAACTACCTTAAGATTAGGCTTTTTCTTATCTACAACTTTTCCTGGTTTTTTATTACCTTTTTCCGGAATCTCCTCGGTTTCTCCCACGCCTGTATCGATTTCTCCTTCCCCTGTATCAGTATATTCCTCTTCGAAAGGAACAATTGGAACCCCTAACACATCAGACATTTGTTCCAAACTAGGCATTATATTCGGTGCTTTCCCAGCCTTCGCCCATGTACCAATATTTCGTATTACTTCAACCATTATTTCTTTAAGAATTCTCCGTCGATCATATTGAATTTTCTCAATTCTTATTCTACATGAAACTATTTTTTTTGGTTTAAAATTAAATTCAATAAGCTGAGGAATTAATTGACGATTTATAGAACCAGCCACTTCTTTGGATAATCCTTCCAGGCTTAAAAGAAAAATTTCAGCATGGGAGCTAGCCATACTAAAACTTCCTGTAGAAAGATCTTGGGTCATGACTCTCTCTGGTGTAAGCAATCCTCTTAATATTTGTGCTGAAAAGTAATTAAGAGCATTTACAAACATCTCACCACGACGATCATCCTTTAAATAATCAATATTCCACTGATTATTACCATCCCTATCTGTTTCGTATGGCAACGTAACCGAACTATTCTCAACTAAATTACCTGCTATTCTCAACGCTATTTCAGAGTTGTCATACTCCGTACCATCCACATTATAACCACCACCTATCGGATGAGTTACAACAGTAGCAGGACTTCCTTTTCTCTCGAAATATCTAAGCATAAATTGTGTCAAAACTTCTTTCCAATACCATGATTTGTATGCAGCTTTCAATCTGGAATTTCCAAAGAAATTTCCAAACTCATCACCGAACGAAAATAAAAAACATTTATCAGCATCTAGTGTTATAAGCTGACCACCCATCCCAGCTTGTTGGTTTATACCAAGAAACTCATCTGTTTTACTGTCTGTTCTTATTCTTATAGTACTTGGATAATGTGGTTTTATCTTTTTAAATAGTTCAGCTTTTCCTGTAAAATGAGTTTTCTTTCTACCACTTGAACTCTGGCTTGATATATCTATATCTAATAGTTCCCAAACAATTTCATGACTAGCAAATCCAAAATCAATTGCAGTAAGCATAGAAGCTATTAATTTATCCCAAACTCTATTAATAGCTTCTTCAACAAAAGCCCTTATGCTTGGGTCTTCACATTCAATCGTCCATCCTAAAGATTGTACTGGCATTTTTATCATTGCGATACCAATCGCAACTTGAGGATCTTGTTTCATTTTTATATAAGTATCAACCGGAATTGTATCAGGATTATAAATGCCAACTGTTTCTGAACCAAAAGCAGCCATTGTTAATGGACTTCCATGCCTCGTCACTTCTTTATGCATAGAAGTCTTCTTAAACTTATTTTGATTGGCAGCTAGATAGACCCTCATTTCGTCTCTTAGTTCCTTCTTCACCCCACTCTTCCTCATCAAAGAAAGTAATTGCTTGCCTCCCTTTCCATAAGCCATTGTTCTTTGATGAACGAAATTAGGATCTATTATTCTTACAACTTGCTGTTTCATTAAAAATCCCCTATGATTCTATTAGTTTAACATCTCACGATGTATTGGAATATTGAACTCTGGATGCTTCGGAGGTGCTGGAAGCTTTTTATAATTAACTCCGTGTATAAGGGGTAATCCTTTAAATATTCTTGTTTGATGAGGCTTGAGAAGTCTTTGGGAGTTTAAAACAACTGACATTTGAGAACCAATAAGACGAACCCTATGCATTTGGGCTGGTTCTCCTGCGGAGGAAGATAACGCTAATGCCCAAAATTTATCTCCATGATGAAGTCTTTTTTCGCTAGAAGCAACTTCATATTTTATAATAGCACCTTCTGAAACTTTTCTTTTTATGCTATGTATTTGTCTTATGAGACCTCTATCATTAGGATAGGCTATTATTTGATCTTCCATTCTAAGTTTTAAATTAGTAGCCATTTCTCCTTTATTTTCATTATTAAAATTAATATCTTGTATTCTACTATGATATTTAGAAATCAGATCTTCTGCCAAATGACGACCCATTCCAGTAGAGTCAACCTTCATAAGTCTTATTGGAACAATACTGAAAAGCTTTTCAATTATACTAAACTGTTTTCTAAATTTGACATTCTTCATTGAAATCATTAATCTTAAAATCTGTAAATGATTTTTATTAGGAATTTCTTCTAAAAGGACAATTTCTGATTTATCTTCTGTTCTTCCAATATCATAACCTGCAAAAATACGTTTGCTTACTTTTCCTACAGCAATGGCATGGGAAAGTTCTTCCATAGTATGATAAGTTCTAAGATCAAGTCCTGGATAAATAGCATTTGTATATACTGGATTATCTCCATAAAGATCTCCTTCCTCAGTGGAAGCAAATCCATTTAATGCTTCAAATGTGCATTGCTTTATCAAATCCATAGGATAGTAAGAAACGCTTTCATCAATAGCTTTTAACTCATATTCTTGCTGAAAATACTCTTCTAGCATACTTTTATATGCTTGGATAATAGAATCGTTTCCAAACTCCATGACCCTATCGTTAGTTTGCATATCTGGAGCCATTTCTTTTACTTCTTTTATATTCCTCATAGCATCATCGTTAAGGAAATCAGGATTATCCCACCAATAAATCCTATGACGAGAATACATATCATAGTCTTCAGTGTTGCTTCCTACTTCATAGTGCATTCCTGATTGACCCAATGGAGAAGAAGCCATTGAAAGTTGACCAAAACCACGAGTTATGATTGGAACAGCAGCCACATAAACTTTATCAGGCCATTGAAAATGAGCAAACTCATCAAGAAATACATCAGTATTAAAACCTTTTCCACGAGGTTCTCTTTGTGGATGACTTATCAACCTTGTGCGAGTTTTGCGACCATCAGAAGTTCTACCTTCCCATTCTAAGGCAGTTATTCTATCAACTATTATTTTCTTACTATACTTATGAGGGACGCTTTCTGAGAGAGATCTTGCATAATTAATCTTTTCATTAGCTTCATCTTGATTATAAGAAACAAATATACCAGTGTATATATCAAGAAGTTGGCTCTTTCCAAACCCCTCACACGAAAATCCATAAGACATACCAATCTGACGACTCTTATCACAATGTCTGTATTTATGGCGATCTTCTATAAAGTTTTCTTGATAATCATAAAGGATGGTTTTTTCTAGGTTGGTTTCTGTGAGCTCCTGTATATAACCTGTTTCTCTTGATATTTTTTTAATTAAATTTTCCTCAGTACGTCTTCTGCTTTCTTTCATAGTTTTAGCATAATCTTGTAAGTCATCTCTTGGATCTTTCTTGATTAAAAACAAAGGACCCTTTACGGGAGTTCGCCCAACCTTTACAGGAGTTCGCTTTATTTTTGTTGGTGTTCTTTTAATATTTGTCATCTCACAGTCTTCATTTGAACAACTTTTTCACTTCTGTGTTCTTTGTAATTATCCCTAACTGAACTCATGGGATTTTCCTCTTCCTCATTCTTTACATCTTCCTCATCTTTTGGCAAAACCCACTTCTTTTCTAATTTAGTATCTTGTCTTAGTTCCAACTGTAACTGAGACATTATTCTAAGAAGATCTTTCAAAGACATATTATTAAGACCATCTTCCTTTTTCAGTTTTTTTCTTATAACCTTATATACTGGCTTTAAATATTCTGTTATTCTGTTACTTCTTGAAACACGATCAAGCTCAACATGACGTTCGAATAGCTGCAAAACTCTCACTTTAAACTTTTCATCTTTATTTTTCCATGAACGCAAAGTAGAAATTGTTACTTTCACCTTTCTGCAAATCTCTTTATCTGAAATATTCTTACCGTAAGCAATAAGATTTGCAGCCCTTTCTTGTTCTAAAGTTAAACCATTTATTTTCATAATGAAGCTCCAATTAAAAATGTACTAATAATAAAGAAAGTATCAGAAAAGTATAGAGATAGAATGTTTATACAATAATTTTCTAAAAAATGCAAATAAAAGGTGCAAATAAAAAGAATAAAAACAGAAATCAAATCATATTTCCGGAAATTAGAAACATACAAACCAACTTTTGTATTTTTAAAATAACAGTTGTAGTTACAACCTAACTACAAATTAAGTGAGGAATTGAAAAATGAAAATTTTATTAATGGACAGTAGTTATCTAACTTATGAATCTTATTTTGCAATGAAAAACAGACATTTATCAGTTGAAAAAGATAACAGAACAATAATCACTAGTTCTGTATTTGGTTTTATTAAAAAAATAATAAGACTAACAATTGAAGAATCTTTTTCTTTTATAATTTGTGCATGGGATTCTCCTCCATACATTAAGAAAATAATATTTCCCCCCTACAAAGAAAGAAAAAAATTAGATATTCCATCCATGTTGGAAGAAAATACTATTATTAAGGCTTTATTGTTTGACCTCAATATACCATGCTTATTTTCCACTGGCTATGAAGGAGAAGAGATTATATCTTCAATTATAAACAGATTACCTGTAGACACTAATATTTATAGTAGTGACGAAGATATGTATGCTTTACTTTCTGATAAAGTCTCTATGATTAATACAAAAGAAGGAAAAATTAATAAATTTACTAAAAAAGAGTTACAAAAAAAATATAATGTAACTCCAAAACAATTTGTCACTTTTAAAGCATTAACAGGATGTAAAAGTGACAAGATTCAGGGTGTAAGGGGCATTGGTCCAGAAAAAGCTTCTTGGCTTGTAAACGAATTTTCTACAACTAAGCGTATGAAAAAAAATATAGATATCATAGAAACATTGAAGCCGGATATAGCAAAAAAACTTAAAGTAGCTTATAATGATAAATCACTAATAATTTCAAAATATCTAACAAAAATTTGTAAACCAAAAAAGTTAATAAACCAAACTCCACAAGAAAAATTAAACTACCAAGAAATATTAGAATATCTTGAAACAGAAACTCTTCTATCAGGTTCTAACTTAATTGCATTAAAATTTATTAAAAAGAATCAATCAAAACTAATAAAGAAAATGAGGAGAAAAGTAAAATGGATAAACCAGCAAAGATGAAAACTAATTGGAAGATTCCCACTGAAGAACCTCCGATTATGCCATTCGGAGTAAATATAGGTGAATTTGTAGAAGACTTAGATTCTGATTATTTAAATTACTTAATAAACCAGCAATGGTTTGAGGATAAATATAAAAAGTTATATAAATTTGTAAAAAAGGAATTAGATGAACGTGGAGATTTATAAAATAAAAAATTTTTTGCATTTTTAAATCTCTATATGTATTATTTAAATATAAAGAACTTTTTCATCTTTTGTCATTTTTTCCTCCTTTCTTGACAAAAAAACAACAAAAAACCGATAATCTGAATGGCGAGCAGGTTATCGGTTTTTTGTTTGGATAAAAAAAAATGTTATTAAAAAATTTCATACCATCAAAATTCATAGCATATTTTGAATGCAAAAATATAAAAGAAGTACCGGAACACGCTACTTTCAGCCATATAGTTTTTTATGTTCCAAAATCAAAAGCAAAAAAAATAAAATTAAATTCTGCATATATAACTCTTCTATGGTGGAAAAACAATGAATTAGTTAAGTTCAAAATATTAGAAAATAAAAAACTCCCCCGCGATATGAATAAGCATTTCCTACCAAAAAACTACGAATTAAAAGATTTAAAACTCATCAAAGGAAAAATTTTAAAAAATTAATCTCAAAGCTTTGCATTTTTTATTTAATTTTTGTATATTTAAATTATGGGCAAGAAATTTCTAAATTTAAATATACTCGAAGAGCAAGCTTTGATCAGATTTGGCAAGTGCTGTGGAAAAATAAAAAGTCTTGATGAAGAATATTTAAAAGAATATCCATTAGGACACGTTGGATTATTCAAAACAAGACTTAAAGCTCTATACATGTTTGAACGTGAATCTGACAACTCTGCCTTGTTAAGTCTTTCTCTCCTAAAAAGCCTCATAAAAGTAAGACCGCATTGGGAACAATTTTTTAACCTATCAGAAGAAAATCACACCAGAGAAGAAATAATAAAATTTTTTGTAAAATGTTCCAACCCTACACTTAAAGATGATCAATTAGAAAGTTTTACTACAAATGAAACTTATGATTGGAAATATTTAAGTCCTGGACAAGGTTTTATAACAAATAAAAAATCAAAACAAACAACTAATTGCATCATTCATCCTAGAAGAATTGCAAGAAAAAAAGGAGATTTATTATGTAATAGTTGTATTGCAAAATTAACGAGACTTAATTTATTAAATTATCAAATTGATTTAAACCTAATATATGTTTTAAAAATGAGATTAGGCAAACTCAGCAAAGTTGGAAAGGCATATTGCCATCATCACCCAAAAAAACTTGCATTAAGAAATGGATTTTGTTCTAAATGTAACAAAGAACTTAATTTATTGGATTCTATTTTTAGAGAAATAGAAATTTTTGATATAGATAGTCTTATTAAAATGATTACAAAAAGGGAACGTAACTTGTATGGAGAATAGTAAAATAAAAGGTGAAGAATTAGCTTTAGAAAAATGTCAAAAACAAATAGAATATCTAAGTTCTTCATTTGGTAAGAATATCGATACTGATGATATAAAACAAGAAGCCGCACTAGCTGTTTTAGAATCACTTCATCGTTATGACGAAAACAAAACAAAACATTCAACTTTCTTCAGCCATAGAATGAGAGGACAAGTAATGGATTTATTCAGAAAACAAGGAAGAATGGGATTTACTTGCCTAAAACGTTCAGGAAATAATATAATGATGGAACAAGTCGAAGAAAGATCAAAGAAAGAGCCTACAAAAATTGAATATAACTTTCCAGACAATATAAGAAAACTTTTTAAACTTTTATCTGATGATGAAAGAAAAATCCTTCACTTAAAATTCATAGTAGGTTTTAATCAGGCAGAAATAGCGAAAATATTTAAACTCACAGAAGCTGCAATAACATATAAGTTGAAAGCAATTTATAAAAAATTAAGAAGAACATTATTAAAGGAAGCGCAATGGGAGGTATAATATGAATAACATAAGCAGACGATCATTTTTTAAAGGAATAGGATTACTTGGAATTCTCGCAGCATCCCCTACTGTTTTTGCTAAAACTTTAAGAAAAATATCTAAGCCAATTAGCAACCCTACTAAAAATGATTTAATGGAAGAATTTTTTCCTCTTCCTTCATTTCCAATTAGAAGTCCTGGCGAATCTGTATGTATGTTTGAATTTAAAGGAAAAGCATGTGGATATAAAGGCTCACATTTATCTTGTGATCAAACATTTAGTGATTGTATGAGAAAAGAAAATACAATAAGGTTTGGAGGGTTTCCTCCCATAAGACAAAATAACTGGAAAACCAACACGTGGATTAGTAAAGATGGACGCTTCAAGGAAAATAAATGGCTTACGTGGGAACCTAAATTTACTCCTTGGACAAAAGAGGAAGTGGAAAACAATGGGATGGGCATCTAAAGAACATAGAAGTGAATGGAAAAAAAACAATAAAAATAAGGTTAGAAAAGACAAAAGAAACTATCACCGCAGACACCATAGCCAACTAACAGATAGACATATAGTACATCTTATTAGAACTAGACACAACGTACCTAATCCCTCCCCTAGTCTCATAGCACTAAAAAAAACCCAATTAATAATGTATAGATTTTTATATCCAAAACCAAAGACTTTTGACTCTTATAGAAGCATAATGCTTAAATTAAATAACTTAGTAAAAGAAGAAAAAAAAAGAACAATAAAAGGATTATAAATAATATGAATATTCTAAACATAGACCATGGAATTATAGTTCATCAAGTTAATTGTCAAGGAGTCATGGGATGTGGAATAGCCAAAAGACTTAGAGACCTATATCCAATAATCTACACAAAATATAAACAGCATGAATTTAAATTAGGAGATGTTCAATTTATACAAGTTAACAAGATAATAAATAAAAAATTATTATATATCTGTAACCTAGCAGGTCAGGATAGATATGGTAGAAACAAAAGACATACTGATTATAAGGCTGTATATAAGGGACTTAAAACGATTAACAAATGGGCTTCAAAACAAAAACTTCCAGTATATATACCCAGAAATATGGGATGTATAAATGCAGGGGGAAATTGGAATTCAGTCCTGAAATTAATCACAAAAGCATTTTCTACATGTGAATATTATATTTTTTAAACCAAAAAAAGGAGACCTATTATGGAAGATGAAGAGTTAAGAAAGGAACTAAAAAAGATAAATGAAAAATTAAATTTAATCAGTGCTCAAATTAATAGCCTTTATATATCTGGAGATAAGAATCATATTGATCCACAACAACCTATCTACAATTTAAGTGAGGAATTGAACACAAAGGAGGGAGAATAAAATGGAAACTTGTAACCAGATACTCTGCAAGGATAGTACAACAATATTACGTTCTGAAGATTTATTAAAGGATATGAAATATCAAAAGCCGGAAATCAAACAAGAAAAGAAAATGACATTCATGTTTGATGCTCTTAAAAGGGACAAACCATCTAAAATCTCTTGCAGGCAATGCAGTTCTTGTCATGGATGCAGATAGGAGGTGAATGACAATGAAAATGGGAAGCTTTGAAATGGACTTGAGGGAAGAAAATGGTGTATGGCAATTAGCCCCATTAAGTTTCTGGAACGCAGATAAAAAAGAACTTGAAGATAACACAGGAGGATGTGGTCCTGGAACATTTGGGGACTGGTTGGTCCCCGATAGTACGCTTGGTCAAACTTTATATCCTGCTTGCAGGAAGCACGATTGGATGTATTATAAGGCAGAAACAGAAGAAGACAAAATCTTTGCAGATGTCACCTTCAGGGTTAACATGACCTTTCTTATTATCGACGAAGATAATGTCCTTGATAGGGTAAGACTTCAAGTAGAACTAACATATTTTTGTGCTGTCTACTATCATGGTGGAGGAGCCTTCTCAAAGGAGGATATCGATAGCGATAATCTACCTGTTCCTGTCAACAAAATTAAGGAAGACTTATCATTAGGATATTATGGTCTTCCAGCATAGTTAGGAGAATTACTATGGTTAGGATGTGTGAGAATTGTAAAAAGATAAATAGCACGGATATGTGGTTAGTCTTCTTTGATCCTTATGAGACCAGAGAAATCTATTGGTGCGAAGAGTGCGTAAACAAACATAAGATTAAATTATTTAAGGAGAAGACGTCAATACATATCAAAGTGTAGCAAGTCTCTATCGCTAAATTTTTAATATTACAGTGTTACCAATTTATACATTGAGCTCCTTAGGAGCCAGGTAAAGATGTCTATGGAGGGTGTAACAACCATATATTACTATAAGCAACTATATATTATATTATAAATTTTTTTAATCTTTATCTTAAGGGATCCAAATCGGGTCCCTTTTTTTTGTAGTATGTCCCGAAATCCTAATGATCAAAAAGGTCAACAATATTTTTTATAGTAAGTCCTGGCGTCCTGGACGTCAAAAACGTCGAGAATATTTTTTATAGTAAGTCCTGGCATCCTGGACGTCAAAAACACATAAACAATATTTTCTATAGTAAGTCCTGATGTCCTGGACGTCAAAAACGTCGAGACTTCAAGATGGGGGTGACTATACATGTGACAAGAAGGTGTAACAATAGTCAGGGGGTAGCCCTTTCTAGTCACATCCTATAGCGAAGAGACATGATGATAGATGATTAAATAAAAAGTTTGTTTTAACTTTAAGAAAGGAGGTGATACAGTATGGGTCGGCTAAGAGATTATTACAAGAAGCCAAGGACTACTCAGGAAAGAAGAATGGCTTCACGGGATGCGACTCTTGTAAGAGCCAAGAGAAATCAGCTTAACATCCCGAGTCTATGGGACGATCTCCCAAGATGCAATACCAGAAGCTGGAAGGCCCACCGAAGGACTCAATACAGAAATTAGAATTAGGAGATAACCTTTAACAAATCCACCTTGGAAGGAGGTGACATGGCATGGTTAGATTAGTTAAGTTGTATGTAATTGTCCCTTGTGTTGTTGTGTTCTTGACCTGTATCATTTGGATGGTCTAACCTTTAAAGTTTTGGGTCTGGACATTAACTAGGCCCAAAGGAGAGTTGTTATGAAGTATGTATCTTTAAAGTTTGCTAGCAGGATAGATGATAGAGAACTGCTGGTATCGGCGAAGGTTCATGGTTTCCCGACCATGATTATGAAGGGACACCACAGCACCTCAATGTTTCTTTATAAAGCAGCAGATATAATTAAAACTAAGTATGGATACGCTGATAAGCGTCATGTGGTAATCCTTAGCGCAATTAACATCATTGCAAGAGTTAAGGCTGTTAACGATCTTATTAAGTATGCCATATAGGTTTGACTCTTTAATACACCTTGGAAGGAGGTGATACTATGGTGACGTTCTACCCAGACTATACAGCTAAGAAGGCTATGGTCAAGGCCGAACTCTTTGTCTTGTCTAGGTTGAGAATTAGCGCAAAGCAAAAAGAGTTGAGACGTAAGGCTATCGGACGGAGTTACTGTCTGTGGGTAAGGGATATTAGATCCGCATGTAGTGGCCTCATTGTGTAGTAAACCTTTAAAGTCTTGGGTCTGGACATTAACTAGGCCCAGGGAGAGTTATTATATGTTCTACTGTTATGTTGATGGTAGAGGTGGATGGGTTATTGAAATCAAAGCTGTGTGCTTTTTCCTCAGCATTCAAAGTTGGAAAGCTCATACGATTAGCTTTGGACTTTCATTCCTTAAGAACGCCATTATTAACGTGTCTGCCGGTTGGAACCCCAGAAAGTGGTTCGCAAGCTACAGCTACATTGTAACTAACGAACGATCAGTATTTCTCTGGGATGTAGAAACACCTTAACACTTTAAAGTCTTGGGTCTGGACATTAACTAGGCCTGAAAGGACATTATAATGAAGCCGATAGAAGTAGAAGAACTAGAACGTGGATGTAACATTGAGTTGAGGGATGGCCGAGTCGGTAGATTTCAAGACTGGTATATGAATTTCGACAATAAGGTCCAGGCCATTATAAGCCTTCTGGATAAAGGTGAAGATTGCGGTCATGACGAACACTTTTATCCTAACCAGATCAAGAAATCATGGAAGTATCATGGCTAACCGTCAATGTCTTAACAAGAAAGGAGGTGTCAACGTATGTACGGATTAAAAAAGTATTACGAGTCTGTAACTAGAAAGGTTAACGCTGGTAATTTCAACAAACCAGGATGTGTAAATGCTGACATGGCTAAGTTTGAATTGTTCAAACCTGAAGAATTCAGCAAACCCGAAGACGTTAAGTTTAAGTTTGTCGAGACTAGATTGTCTAATAGACTTAAAAGACGTCGTCCATTGCACTAAACACTTTAAAGTCTTGGGTCTGGACATTAACTAGGCCTGAAAGGACATTATAATGAAGCCGATAGAAGGAATCATTCCTGTTCAATTTCATCCCTATCCTTCTACGGTAACTGCTAGAATTGTCACTGTAGAATATAACAGCGGAGATACGATATCTCGCTTTGAAACACACCTGCTTCGCCATTTTAATGAATCAGGTATCAAATGCATCAGAGACAACAAGATTGTCTTTGAGTGTCAGATTCATGCGAGAGTAATCTTTTACGGCTTCAAGGACTGGCGGTTTTCCGTTGGTTACGGAGTAATAACTAGATAAAGGGAGGTGACATAATATGGAACAAGTTGTATTCGGATTTAAGCCTGATTACTCATTTTATCAGGCTAGGTTAGCAAAAGGCTTAACTAAGCTGTCGCAGACTGTTCTGCCGAACGATGTCAAGGCCTTGTTGAAAGCGGAACTCATAACCCAATATAAATCTAAAACTGTTGGTCTTAGAGACATCTGTAAGGAATTCTACATTGCAACCTAATCTTTCAACCCGATAGATAACGGGGGACTGAAATGTCCCCCATCTAAACAAAGGAGATTACAATGTATGTAATTAAAACTGGTGTGGGAGTTTGTATTAAAGAATTTCACGGAGAATTAGAGTTTAGTCTGGTTATTGAATCTATGAACAAAGATAAGACTTGTAGCATTAGACCAGAACTACGCATCTTTAAGAATGATAAAGATATTACCGAAAGCTTTAGGGATCTCTTTAGTGTTTGGGATCCGGATATCGATGAAATTGAACACTTGGCTAAAATCATTAGAAAGGTGAGAATAGCTTATTCCAATAGAAAGGAGGTGACATAATATGGCCGATTTTAAACTGGTTAAGGGTGATAAAGTGTTTACACACCTCACCCATTTCAGCAACAAAAATGGTTCTTTAAAAGGAACTGTTTGTGCTGAAATCATAAGTGTTAATCCTGACCTTATGAAAGTTAGGGTTAAGACTGTAAAGACTGGAATGGAGTTTGCAGTTCCGTTCAATGCTATTGTTAGAAAGGCAAACACCGGCAAATCATTTAAGAAATCTTTAAGTGAACTTGCTATCCATTTCAACGGCAGTTAACTTGAATCCGGGGAGGTATAAAAACCTCCCCAAGGAGGCATTACTAATGAAAACCTATAGAGAATCATGTAAAGAAATCAGAGAGCTTAGAAGTAGACAAGAAGAATTACAAAAAGATTTAAAACTATTAAGAAGAGGTATGATGGAAGCCAGATGCAATATGTCTATAGCAACTAATAACCTTTCTATTATATTTAGGCATTATAAACCATTAACCCCTAACAAAGGAGATACTAATGTATAAAGTAACTTATGCGAACAAGTATGACAGAAGTGAAGATGCAAGAATTACATATCCAGGAAAACTCAAAACCTTAGATGAAGCAGAAGCATTGGCTAAAGTATTAGCCAATACAGGAAATTCTATCATTAGAATTCTTAGAAACAATAAGCCAATTAAAGAAAAGTATTCACCTATTAAAAGAAGCTAACCTTGTTCAGGAGGACTTCGGTCCCTCAAGGAGGACATTTATTATGTCTAAGAAAGAAAAGAAAGTTATAGAAATTGATGTTCACTACACCACCGACAAGGGGAATTCCCATAAATATGAAGGGGAAACTGATCAGCCTATTTACATTAACGTAAACGCTAGAACCGGAGGAGCGGGAGCATGGTTGAATAAAGAAATGAAAGAGCTTCCCGATAAGGTAGTTTTTAACTTTCATCATGGTATTGGAGCTAAGGCCGAAGAAGCCAAAAAGAATTCCAAGGCCAAGCTCAAGAAAAAGAAGGATAAGTAGTATAAACAGGATAACGGGGGACTGAAATGTCCCCCACTTAATAAGGAGAAGTCAATGAGCAATAACTGGAGCAAAGTTACAATGTATAGTCCGCTATTCTGCTTCGGATGGAATCGCAAGGATTACTGGGAGTATAAAGAATGGTCTGAACAGTATTGGATTGAAATGGGACATCCAGTAGTTGCACCAGTAAGATGCATTGAAGATTATTAAAGAGGAGGTGACGCCATAGACTGGAAAAGCAAGTTAAACAGCATTAAAAGCCGTTTACCAGAACATAAACCCCAAAAGACTGCGATACAGCGCAGACTAACCAAAAGGGAGGTGATTACGGGCGAAACAGTAGAATATGTGAGAGTTTCTAGTCGCATTATGAGGAAAAGGAAGAAAGTAATAGGTATTTAACCGAATTACATCATGTTTAGATTGTATTTGGATCAAACATGATGTAATATAGACAAAAGGAGAGAAATATGAAAGAAGTAGATCAGAAAATAAGCAAAAATAGTGAAAAAGCGAGTAAAATCATTAAAAAGAACCAAACCCTAATCAAAAAGGAGAGTAATATGAGCAATCCGAAGAGTTTAGAAGAACAAAGGAAGGATTTGAAGAAAAATAATCCGGAACTTCTGAAAAGAACACGGGAAACGGCGAAAAAGAGTTCAAATAAGAGAATTACAACCCCAAAACCAACCAAAACAGGAGGTGACAAGGTGAAGATAAGGAAGACTGCAGAACAGATTCTAACCAGTGTAGCTAAGGAATTGAAACTTTCCATCAACAGGCTTAATGCAAAGTCCACATCTAAGTCTGGAGTTGGAGCTCTCCAGTGTGTTGGAAAGGCTGGTGGAGTCAAGGTGACTGTTAGGGATCATGACATTATAGCTTATTGTCCTC